CTGTTGACTCATACATTGTCAATATCTCCAAGGGACCTGCGCCGGCCCAGTGCCGGCGCTTCTTTGTCCCGAATCTATTATAACATTCCATATTTTTCATACGCATACGTGTGACTTTAGACTTAGTCTCGCACCAGTCCATTGGGCCCCAGATGTAACTTAGTTACACTTGCGCAAAAAAAAGGGCGCAGGTATGCGCCCTTTCCTCCCGCCATTTCAGCAGTGCGGCCGGCGGGGGCCGTTTCCTACGAGGAAATCAGTCAGGCCGCGGCGCCGCGTTCCATGCCTTGCGCGCCCGCTCTGCCATTTTGTCCTTGTCTTGGGTGTAGTTGTTGTTGAATTCGACCTGCCATTCGCCGCAGCAATCTCCGAATACGTTGCCGCGCTTTCGGGTGTTGTCTACCTCGCACATCAAGGCCACTGGCTGCTGGCCGCAAGGGCATGGGTATATTTCCTTGCGTACAAGGCCGTCATCCTCGGGTTTATCTTGACTCATATTCCAGCTCCGCTCGCTCGTAACACTCTTTCATGAATTCGATGGCCCGCTCCTCCATGCGTTCGATCAGCTCGTCGTCTCGAGGCACCGGGATGCGGTGAATCTTTTGCACCTGCCCGCCCTCCAGGTCGTCGCCAATATAGTAATTCACGTACCACCAAAACTTGTACCCGGTCATCCACATCGCACCCTGAACCTGATGCCGGTCGGCCGCGGGAATGCAGCGAGTCTCGCCCTTGTACTGCTCGCAGTTGGCCACGGTCGTCCGGTAGTTTTTGTAGAGCTTGCGAATTTTCATCTCGCCGCCCTCGTCATACTCAGGCATGTGCAAGAAGTCAGGCGAGGCCGCCAGCCAGTCGTGCTCCTTGTGGATCAGGAAAACATTGTGCTCGAGCTGCTGCTCGAATCTCCACTGGTAGCCGGCCAAGGCCTTGGGCTCCATCTCCCGGCCCTCACGGGCCCACTCAGGCGTTTGCTCGACGTTCTTATTGCCGAGTAGCTCGAGCACGATCTCCTGCATGTAGCCGGTGTAGGCCTTGGTGTCTTTCTTGGCCATGACCTTTTTCAGGGAGGAGGCCGTGATGCGGGTGCGCCTGAGATCGAGCCACTCGTCTGATCCCTGCTCGACCTGAACTATGCGGCACTCCACTACTCGTCGTCCGATCCGGGCTCCCGCTCCTCGGCTTCTTGCCGTGACACCGGGGGCAGGCCGTCCTGATCTGTCTCAGGCTTCGGCTTCGGCTTGGCCTTGGGCTTCGGCTTGGCCACTGGTGACTTCTCGGCATCCTTGGCCTTCTTAGCCTCGCGGTCGGCGGTATTCTTGAGCCGCTTGAGTGCCGTGCCGAGCTGGTCTGCCGGCACATCAGCCAGATGCTTCTTGTTGAATACCAGCGTGACCATCTGCTCCACGACAAAATCAGCCTTGTCGTCAAACAGCTCGTCGGCCTTCTGCAGGATTTCGTCAATGTCCCGCGGGGTCAGGCGGTCGTACTCGTCGGCGCCCTTGGTGGCAGCGGCGGCATCGTCATCGTACTGGGCGACACCGAGCATGGCCGAAAGGCTGTACCGTCTCAGGTATGTCATCACGGCGCCGATAGCTTGGGGCCCGCCCTTCTCCGGGCGCATACTCATGCTGCATGAAATCTGCTGGCCAGTCTCATGGCCCAGTATCGTCTGCATGTGTACCTCGCCCTCGTCCAGCGAGGGTAGCTGGATCAGGCACAGGCCATTCTCTGACAGTGGTTTGCGGATCACATCGAGGCAGGCTGCCAGATCGGCATACTTGAACTGGTAACTGCCGGCATCAGCGGTTTCTGTCGCCTTGGCCGACTCGATGAGTCCCTGAGCTGCGGCCAGCGCCTTGTATAGCTCGGCGCGTGGCGCCATGCCTGATGCGATCAGGTTTGACAGCATTTCCTGATCCATTTTGATGGGCAGGTCCAGATTGCTGTACGGCGGTGCCTGTTCCGGGGTTTCTTGGTCGTTGCTCATTCCATTTCTCCAGCGTAGTGTCGGATGTTGTTGGCTATCGATTTGATTTCTGATTTCACGTAGCTGATGACATCCACTGCTTGTTGTGATTCGACCTCGGGCAGCTCGGTCGCCTCGATTATGTTGGCCAGTCGCTCCAGCTTCTCTTTGTCAGGCGCTAATTCCAGCGCCCTGGCTGCTGCTGCCTCGGCCTCTGCTTGTTCTCGCTCCTCCTGCTCCTTGGCTTCCTGCTCCTCGCGTTGCTTGTCCAGCTCGGCCTGCTGTGCATCCAGTTCCTTCTGGCGCTCGGCATCCTTCTCGGCCTGCTCTGCGGCGGCCTTGCGCTCCTGCTCCTCCTGCTGCTCTTTCAGTTTGCGCTGGCCCTCCTCGATTTCCTTGCGCTGCGCGTCCAGCTTTTCCTGCTCCTCGGCCTGCTCTTTGCGCTGCTGCTCGAGGCGCGCTGCCTCCTCCTCGGCGGCCTGCTTGCGCGTGATCGCGATGCGCAGGCGTGACTCGCTCTCGGCCTTGGCGCCGACTGCTGCCTCGCGGTGCTCCTGAAACTCCTCCTCGGTGATCTCCATTTCGTTGAGCTGTTCCTGCCACTGCTGCAGCTCGGCCAGCGTCCGGTCCTCGGTGTCAGTGCCGTAGGCCCTGAGCACTTGGAGCGATGCCTCGATTTTCTCGATGCGCTGCTGCTCCTTGATTTTCTCGGCGTTGTCGATCTCTGTGATCTGGTCCTTGATGGGCTGCTCGATCTTGACGATGGCAGCCTTGATGCGCTTGGCCTCGCCATCGACGGCGCGACCGTACTCGAGTGCATCCTTTTTCAGCTCGACTCGTTTCTCCTCGAGCCCGCTGCGGAGCTGCTGGCATTCCTTGGCCGCTGCTTTGGCAGCGTCGTAGTCTTTGTGCGCGTCAACATCCTTGTGCTTCTCGGCCAGCTCGGCCAGCGCAGCGTCGGTGATGTTGTATTCGATAACATGCTTGGGGGCGGGTGCGATGGTGTCTCCACCGTCATAATCTGTGGGTATTTCATTCATCTCGGGTTCCTCGTAGGTGAGTAGATCCTCGGGCTCTTGGGGGCCGTCAGAGATATGGCATTCCATTTTGGGCATAAACTTTTTTCCTCGCGTATGTGAGGTTGATTGTCCATACATTTGTCAGTACAGTCAATCCTATGAAAACCAAAACCAAGAAGTTCCAGATGCGCCTGTCTCCGATGGAGCTGGCGGCCCTCTACAAGCTGGCTCAGCGGGACGGTGTTAGCGCCTCGTCCTGGCTGGTCAATCACATCCGGGCTCAGGCCCAGAAAAAGGGGATTCCGACATGACCGATCCCGAATTCATGACCGTGGAGGAGCTGCGCGAGAATCTCAAAAAGGCGCTGCTGTTGCTGCTACATGCGCAATGCCCGGATGAGGATTGCGGCGGTCAGGGATTCACTGTGGTTCCCGATGGCGACGGCTCGGCCACGCAGCAGCAGTGCCAGTGGTGCCATGAGCGGTGGGAGTTGGGAGTGCGTGACAAGGGCTGATGATTTCGCTACTCTCAAACGGTGAAGCCCCGGACCCTTGCAAGTCCGAGGCTTCGATATCTGGTTCGGCTACCCAGTCTCTCCAGATGCGCGCACCTTACCACAAGATGTTGTGCCTCTGCCAAGACCTTGCCGCAACCAGCGGCGTTTTTGAGAGGTCTTACCGAAACTCAGACCGAGAAAAATCCGGGGTAGGTCCCACGGCCGACCGTTCGATCCCGGTCCCGATACGGCAACGATGCGAGAAGGGAAGCCTACCGCTCCGACGCGGGAAGGGCCGGGAGTACGCCTGATGGAAAAGCAGATGGCCAATTCATTGCTTGCCAAGGCCGAGGATGTTGCCCTGACATTCTCGAATAAAGCCCGAGGCGGCAACCATGCCGGCGAGACATTCGCCGTCAAGGAAATCATCGTTTTATCGGAGGTCACGGCCTGCGTAGTGTTCGACAAGGAGCCCACCAAAAAGCAGGCGGTGGCTTGGTTTTATTACATCAGATCAAAGGCTCAGCCACGATGGGAGTATTTTTTTGTGACTTACTCACATCTTGTCGGTCTGGATCGGGTCGCAGAAATCCTGCACCAGATTGAGCAGCATAATTTCCAACTATCAACTGAGGAACAGACATGAATTTAAGAAAAAGACTGCGCAAGCAGGCCGAGACTGACCTGACGATGATGACCGTTAAGCTGTCCACCGAGGCCACCAAGCTGGCTGATCGCATACCCGGATTGCAGCAGCGCGACCTGCTGCTAATCGCTGCCGGCGGTCGCACCGAAACCATGAAAGACAAGGCGATCACGGCGATCACCAACAACAAGGAAAAGGAACTCGAGGATTTTTTCAACAAGCAGCAGGAGCTACTCCCGGAGGAGGAAAAGCCGGCCAAGGGGAAGTCGAAATGAAAATGTTCTGCGACAACATCGAGGCCACCGAGGCCACGCAGGTCCGGGCCAAGCTGTCGAATGACACCATTGACCAGTACCGCGAGGAGATCGAAACCGGTGCCGAGATGCCACCTGTCGTCGTGTTCGCGGAGGATGGATCGCAGCGCTACATTCTGGCTGACGGCCATCACCGCCTGTACGCCACGATCCATGCCGGCATCGAGGAGATCGAGGTCGATCTGCGCGTAGGCGACATGCACGATGCGCTCGAGTTTGCCCTGCAGGCGAACCGGGCCCACGGCCTGCGCATGACCAATGCCGATAAGGTTAAGTCGGTCAAGATGGCGCTGGCCGATCCTGAGCTGGCGCAGAAAACTCAACAGGAGATCGCTGATATTGTCGGCATCACCCGCGAGGCGGTCAACCGGATCAGCCGGCGGGATACCCTGGCCGCTGCCAGCGAGGTCGATTCCGAGCCCGGTGAGCCCGAGGAAATGACTGACGAGGATGTGCGGCCGACCAAGCCCGAGCCGACACAGGAGGAGGTCGAGCGCGGCGAGCTGCGGCAGGCAGCATCGCTGGTCAAAGCCCTGCCTTATGGCGGCGACGATACCCGCAAGCTCGAGCTGACACCTGATGACGTAGCCGATCTGGAATACATCTCGACATGGTGCGCCCATGCCGTACTGGCCTATCGAAATGAAAACTAAGCTGATCGAGGAGCTGGTCCGTGAGCCCGTGAGGCGCGAGACTGGCCGCGTCTATGCCCCGAATCCGGTGGTGATTCAGGAGGAGTATTCTGAGATCGCGGAGGAGCACGGGCAGGAGCAAGAGCGCTACACTTTCGAGCTGAAACTCGGCGCCCGCTTTGTGAATTTTCCGGGCAACACCCATGAGCTGTCCCGCCACTACCAGCACAAAATCCTGATCCGCACCATCACCGAGCACGTTTACCACGATATTCGCCACAAGCTGCGCGAGATGTTCCCGATAGTCTGCGACTGTGCCGACTACGATGCTCGCGAGAAACTGATCCCGGCGATTGACGAGCTGCTCGCAATGACGGTCCCGGATGATTGAGTGCTCGATCTGCGGTGTCGAATTCGATGAGGCATTTGAGGGTGTCGCAGGCTTTATCGGCCTGATCCCTTTCGCCTTTTGCCAAACCTGCAAGGCTGGCATCTACGACTGGGCCTGCCAGCAGTGGGGCGACGAGGATGATTGAGGACCGCCCGTACCAGCTCGATGACGTAAACCACGCCATGAACCACGGCAGCGAAATGCGGCCGATCCACTGCGCGCCGACCGGCTCCGGTAAGACTGTCATTCAGGCAATGGTGGCAGCTCGCGAGCTGGCCCGCGGCGACCAGACGGCGATCCTCACGCCGCGCAACGAAATTTTTACCCAGACTCAGGGCATCACCGGCGAGGTATGCGGCGAGCAGAATGTCGCGGTGCTCCGCGCCAAGCGCGAGGGTGAGTCATGGCGGCAGGATCGCCCAATCCATGTGGTGTCCTGGCCGACGCTGATCTCGCGAGTGAAGCGATCACATTTCTGGTTCCCGAATGTCAGGCGGGTGCTGGTCGATGAGGCTCACTTGTCGATGGCGCCCAAGATTCTGGGGATTCTCGAGCACTACGCGCCCAAGGCCATCGTAGATGGCTACACCGCCACTCCCGCACGGATGACTGGCAAGGGCCTTGGGCGCTTTTTCACCACTATCAAGCATGTCACCACGGTCAGGCAGCTCATGGCCGAGGGCTGGCTGGCGCCGGTCGAATACTGGGGGGGTCAAACCCCGGTCCTCGACGGCATCAAGATCAGGCGCGGCGATTACGAGGTCAAGAAGCTCTCGGATGCCTGCGTGATCCTCGTCGGTGACGCCGTCGATAACTGGCTCAGGCTGGCCAGTGATCGCCATACCATTGTGTTCGCAGTCGATATCGCTCACGCGGAGATGCTCGCCCACCGTTTCAAAGCTGTAGGGGTATCGGCTGCGGCACTCCATACACGGCTCGATCAGGATGAGCGGGACGAGGTCAATCGCCTATTCAAGTCTCAGGCGGTGCAGGTTCTCGTCAACGTGGGGATCGCCAGCTACGGCTACGATGCGCCCTCGGTCAACTGCATCCAGATATGCCGGCCGACCAAGTCCATCGTGCTGCACCTGCAGATGATCGGCCGCGGAATGCGGCCGGCGGTCGATGAGGCCGGCGAAGTCATCAAGGATCAAAACGATCCGAGATTCAAAACCTGCATGGTGCTCGATCATGCCGGCAACGTCCGGGACATGGGCATGGCCGACGACCTGTTCCGCTGGCGCCTCGATGAGGGCAAGAAAGCCTGCGAAAACTGGTCAAAGCGCGAGGAGTCAGGCGAGCCTGATCCGACCGTGCATACCTGCGAGGATTGCGGCCACCTGTTCTCACAGCGCCGCGTGTGCCCGAAATGCGGCTGGAAAGTGCCTTACTCCAAGCGCGATGTCGCGGCCACTCAGGACGATCTGGTGCCGATAGGGCGCAACATGGTCAAGCGGCTGCCCGAGGGCTGGCCGTCGCATGAGGTCTTTTTCCAGATGCTCCTGCACAAGCAGCGCGAGAAAAAATACTCGGACGGTTGGGCCCGCTCACAATTCAACAAAAAAGTAGGCTGCTGGCCGCCCGGTCACTGGGTCAATCTGGCGGCGATCCCGCCAAGTAAACGGGTAACAAACTGGATCACATCGAGGAACATAGCTTATGCCAAGTGGAAGCAAAAACAGCAGGGTGGCGCTGCTCGCTGATCGAATGGCCATACTGATGACCATTTGCATCGTCAAATATGGCGGCAAACTCAATCCGTGGTTTCGGGATAGTTTCTACACGGGCGAGGCTGCCGACGAGATAAGGGAAATGCCGGAATATGACACGGCGCTGGCGATCATCAGGGGGATGGTGAGGCGGGAAATTGGCCGGCCGGCTGCCGAGAATCACAAATCGGCAAACCCATGAAAAGACGGTCAGACGACCGGCACCAGGGGATACTATCATGAAACGATACGGCAACATCAAGCGCCATCAGCACCCGGATGGCACGGTGCTCGATTCAAAGCGCGAGTACGTGCGATATTGCGAGTTATTGCTGCTGCAGCGGGCCGGCGAGATCGCCAGCCTCACCGTACATCCCAGATTCCCGATTGAGGTCGGCGGCATCCCGATCATGATTAAATCCAAGCGCTACCACAAAGGGCGCCAGCTCACGTATGTCGCTGACTTCACGTACCGGGATACGCGGGATGACTGTTTCGTGATCGAGGATGTCAAGATGCAATCAGGGCACCGCACGGAGGTTTACAAAATAAAACGGGCGCTCATGGACGCTATGGGCCAGCCTGTCACGGAGTATTGATATGTCACGCAAAACCACATGCAATGAGCTGATCGATCTCGAGCAGCGCGAGCTGGTCATCGAGCTATTCACTCAAAGCCATAAAATCCTCGCGGAGATCGCTGAGATTACCGGGGTGCCAATCGCCAAGATCAAAAACATGACCGCCGGCATGGAGCGACCAGCTCGCCCGCGGCCGATGACCACATTGGAGCGCACTGCGCTGCTGTCCCGGTGGTAGGCGAGACTGAGCCGATCCGGGCCAAGGATCGGCGCCGAATGCTGATTATCAAAACGCACTGCGGTTGCCTGTGCTGCCTGCTCCGTGGCTACATGGATGTCCATGCCAGCATCGAGCACATCACCGAGCGCGGGCGCCGGATCGGGCATCACGCGACTCTGGGGCTCTGCGGTTGGCATCATTTCTCGTACTGCCACAAGGGCAAGCGCTCCGACTGGATGACGCTGGAATACGGGCCCTCCCTGGCCAATGGCCGCAAATTATTCGAGGATCATTTTGGAGATGAGCGCGAGATCCTGCTGCCGATCCAGAATTACCTGCTCAAGAGATTTGCCGCCGATCCGTGGCCTGAGTACAATCTGCCCGGAAATGTGGCAATAGACACCCGCAACGAATGGATAGAACTGAACCATGCGACCGCACAATCACCATCTCGACCAGCCGATCCGTCTTAATGAATCCGGTCTGGCCAAAGTATTGGATGGTGTGCGGCGAGGTACGTCGCATCCTGACTGATCGGGACGCTCCTGAGCGCCTGATCGGCTCACATTGGCACCCAGACCAAGGATGAAATCATGGCAATCGTAGGCACTCCCAATGATCGTGGAAACACGCTCACAGTTATCGGCGTAGATGCACCCGGCGGCGGCAATCCGTCAATTTTTCTCGATGA